TACGTGCAAGTCTGCCCATGTTTTTTTAGAAGTTTATGATGCCTATCGTGCTCTTGTCAAAAAGATCCTCATCCCACTTGGCAAACAGCGTGCGGTATTTCCGCAGCCATTCCTCGATGTTGGCCTTGGAGACCGTCCATCCTCCCTCAGAATGGGACCAGCCGCCGTCTGCAACCTTCTCGGTTGATCCTCCGACGGGCAGGTTTGACAGCCAGTAGTATGCAGTACCCTCGGCCAAGTCCATCTCACGCTGAGTGAGTACAGTGTACCCCTCGCTGCTTGATGAGCTTGAACTTGATGAAGATGTCTTGGCATACTGCGGAAGCAACTCGTCACCCGTCAAGGAACGCTTGGCAAGGATGTACTGAAGGCCGTCCTCAGTGATTAGCAGAGAAACGCCCTTCAGGTACTGGCTTATCGTGACAACCTTACTCATAGGTTCATTCCTTCATCAGAGACTTCCTACTCACTGCTGCTCGAAGAGCTTGACGATGAAGCTGAACTTGATGAGCTCGAGTCAGCGGTATGAGGAGCAATGGTGGAGATATACATGCGGAGGATTGCGCCAGGCACACAGAGCTGTGCCATCTCGCCGTTCACGTTGATGCTGTGAGTGCGAGGCATATCCTCCTGCTCGATCAGGAGACGGTTGCCCATTGCATAGGCCACCTTGTCTGCGTCGTAGCCCATGGAGAGGGGCTGCACGCCCTGGATGCCACCGAGCTTGCCCGTCGGCACGAAGGCGATGTTCTGGGGATCGAAGTTGTCGATCTTCTCCTCCACGAGGTCGGGCAGGCCGTTTGCGTCAGTGCCAGGCTTGCAGGTAAATGCGAAGGTGTCCTGGATCGCAATCTCGTCAACCTTGATGATACGGCGCACGGCATCCTTCATCACATCATCATCCATGAAACGTGCAACGTCTGCACGGGCAGAGTCGCTGGAGATGTTGCGATATACCCAGTTGGCGAGGACGCTTACGACCTTGCTGTGGCCGAGGAAGTCATCCCAAGTGTCCTTGGAGAACTCGACCTTCAGCGGGCCTGCATAGTGCAGGTCGCGGCGGATGGCCTTGACGCGCTTCGACAGATAGCCGAGCGGATCTGAGTTTGCGCCCTCAGTGGTGTGATCGGGGTCTGTCCACCAACGCTCCGAGCCTGTCAGCACGTCCTTGTTGGCGTCAGGCATGTTGAAGCCGATGGTGATACCCTTCAGGCCACGCGGGTTGTTGGTGGCATTGATGGTAAACTGTCCCGTAGAGACAATCTGGTGACGCTGGTGGTTCAGCGCGTTCCAGAACGACTGGATGAGGCCGTCCGTACCCTCGTCGAGCAGTCCGAACATCACCTCGCGCATCTCGTCGTCCATAACGGCCTGGCCGTACTTCTGCACCAACTGCATCTTCTCGCGGAGAATGACGCGGTTGACGGAGTAGAACAACTTCTGCGTGGGGATATTGCCAGTCTTGCCCTCCAACTGGTTCAGAGGCATCTCATAGCCCTCACTCTCGGGATCAACATAGGTAGGAAGCACGGTTGCGCCCACCTTACTCAACATCTGCGCCCATGTGTAGCCGATGGTGACGGGATCGAACTCGAAGCCGTCGATGGTAATGGCGTTGAACTTCTCCTCGTACTTGTCCACGAAGGTCTGCCAACTCTCACCATACATACCGAGGGTGATCATGTCGCGCAAAGAAACTGGAATCGTTCTCATATCCTTTTCCTTTCCTTATTCGTTACACACTTAGTCGATAACACGAATGTTAAGACCGTTCTTCTGGGTCATGCCCTTTACAGCAGCGGAGATCGTTGCAGCGTCCTCCTGGGAGTCGCCGAGCATATAACCGTAAATCTCACCCTTGACAATCACATTGCCAGTCGCAATGGTGTTGCCGTCAATCACAGGAACGTCCTCCTGCAAGAAACCGATGATACCGAGAGAGTCAATGCCTGATCCGCTGATACCCGACTTCAACTGCGCCCATGTGAGCACCTTGATGTCCTTATCGTCAGCGCCCTGGGTGCTATCCTTGACGATAGCCATGCCTGAACGGATAAGTTTGTCGGAAACGAAGTCGGACACGTTCTTGATCATGAAGCCGCCAGGAAGCTGCTCCTCGATCCGACGCCACACCTTGCGGGCGTGGCCTACACTGAATGACTGAGCGTCAAACGTGTTACCAGTCTGAAAAACCTGATTCTTCATCTTTTTTCGTCCTTTTTGTTAAACAATGAATTGTCTTATCACGCTGGCTCGTTACTTCTTCTTACCCCAGCCCTCCTTCTCGGCCTTCTTCCTGAAGCGTCTGTCAAGTTCGGACTCGCCGTCACCTCCACCGCCTCCTGAAAGCCTCGGTGGTGCCCCGTTCCCGCGGCATCTGAGGTATTCCTTATCGTACTTCGCCAGATACTCCTTCGTGAGTTCATCGACGGATTTCTTCACGTCGATGTCTGCCCCCTCCAGAGTCTTGTCAAGAACATAGTCGTCGTTGGCCTTCTGCTCCTTCATGGCGGCTTTCACCTTCTGAAGAATCTCGGCCTTCTGCTTCGCGGTGTCACCGTTGTCAAGCCGTGCGGTAAGTGCCTCGATCTGGGCTTTCAGGGCCTTGACCTCCTCACTCTCGTCTGGCTTCGGATCATCCTTGGGCTTTATTCCCTCGATGAGCGTCTTCAACTGCGACAACTGCTCTGCTGACAGGTTCTTGAACGTGTCCTCGGAAAGCAAGTTTTTCTTTGCTTCGTTGAACTTAGTTGAGAAGTCGTGGTTGAACTGTCCCTGAAGGCCTGTGAAAAAGTCCTTCGCCTTGGTGAAGTAGGCCTCGTCAGGCTCCTGCCCCTCGGCAACGGGGTTCAATTCGACGTACTTCTGAATGGTCTGTGCCGAAAAATCGGTGTTTCCGATCTTTTCCTGCACGGTAGAAACGATTTTTTCGATTTCCATAAAGTGCTTAAATTTTCTTGTGTAAATGTTATCCTGAATACGGGTGTTTCCCGATTTCCAATCTTTTTACGCGCCAAAAATACAAGAAATTTGCATATACGCAAATTTTTGGCATAAATTTTCACCAAAAAATTTAAAAATATGCGTTATTTTTTTATTTTTGCCCCAAAATAATTGGTTTTCAGGATGACATCGGCCAAAAACACCCCACTTGAACCAGTCATGCAGATTGATGAGGCATGCCTGCCGTTCCTCGTTCAGAGACTCGCGGAACTCTCCGAGGGGCTGGTCATGCTTGACGAGAACGATGTGCAGGACATCAGGGAGGAATGGGAGGAAGACCACAGGGAAAGCGTTCTGTTCTCGCAGAAGGGGGGACAGACTGACATGCTCTGCTCGTTTGCCGACATCTCGATAATAGGAGGCGGACGAGGCGGCGGAAAATCGTATGTCCTGCTGATGAACGCCCTGTACGACATCACCAACCCGCATTTCCGCGCAATCATCTTCCGTAAGGAACTCGACGACCTGTCTGACATCATCGACACCTCGGACGAGATATTCTCGGACTTCGGCACGTACAACCGCGCCAAGAACGACATGACGTGGAACTTCTACAACGGTGGGTGGCTGACGTTCTCGTTCCATGACATGGAGTATGCGGACTTCCACGACAGGTATCAGGGTAAGCAGTACCCGTACATAGCCATCGACGAGGTGACGCAGATGTCGTACAAGAAGTTCAAGGTGCTCACGATGTCGAACCGTAACGCATACGGCATCAGAAACAGAATAGTCGGATCCTGCAACCCCGATCCTGACTCATGGGTGGCAAAGTTCATCGAATGGTGGATAGACCAGGAGACGGGACTTCCCATACCAGAGCGTTGCGGGAAGGTGAGGTTCTGCTTTATGGACGGTGACGACGTGACGCAGATCGTATGGGGTGACAGCCGTGAGGAGGTGTTTGAGAAGTGCAAGGCCACGCTCATGCAGTACTGGAAGCCAGAGTATGAGCGTTACGGCACCCCGCAGGATCTTTTCATCAAGTCCGTCACCTTCATACCTGCGAAACTGTCGGACAACGTGGCGCTGATGTCATCCGACCCGTCGTACCTTGCAAACCTCATCGGTCAGGACGAGGAGACCCGTGCAAGGTTCCTCGACGGCAACTGGAAGTACAAGGCCGCAGGCAACGACATCATCAAGCTGGAGCACATGGAGCGTTTCTACGACAACGCCGAGCAACTTGCCGACGGCATGCGGTACATCACCTGTGACGCGGCCTTCGACGGTGGCGACAAGTGCGTGTTCTGGCTCTGGGTTGGCAACCATATCGCGGACGTGGAGGCATGCAGCCTCGATTCCAAGAGGACGCTGCAGTTCGCAAGGGAGCTGATGGATCGGTGGCGGGTACGTGAAGACCGTTTCGCCTACGACCTCATCGGCACGGGACAGGTGTTTAAGGGTTTCTTCCCCAAGGCGATACCTTTTAATGCAAAAGAAGCAGTTGACGAGAAGTATAAAGGTATGTACTACAACATCAAGGCGCAGTGCTTCACATATTTCGCAGACCACATCAAGGACGGAACATACTCGATATCCCCGACGGTTCTCGAGAAGCGTTTCTCAGGCCGCAACTACAAGAACAAGACCGTCCGCGAACTCCTGAACGAGGAGAGGCGCTGCATCCGTTTCAGGGAGGACGACCCGACGCGGGTCATAGACAAGGCAAAGGGAATGAAGAGGATCATACACCGCTCGCCCGACTGGATAGAGGCGGCGACGATACGCGAGATATTCAACATCAGGAACCTGCACCACAAGCCGAGGAACATCGGTCTGCTCGGGGGTGTGAGCAGGGACACCAAGAGACGATTTACAAACTTCACGAACAGTTATAACTACGGAGGAAGGAGATGGTAGGAAAAACCTGCTGTTAGCCTATCTTCCCTTAATCTCCAGGATAATATGGCAGTAAGAGACCTTTTAACAAAGCAGCCGTTCTACAGGCTCACCAACGGGGGCCGTGAGGCGCAGAAGTACAACAAGCCGACGTATGTCGATCAGATGAAGTACGCCGAGAGAAAGCTAATGGGCAGCGTCATGACGCAGGCCGACTACCTCGAGGAGTTCTACCCGTTCTCCCACCGCGTGATGTCGGACTTCTACTTTCCCGAGTTCTACAACTACACCACCGAGAAAAACGACAAGGGGGAGGATGAGATCAAGTGGAACAGGGAGGAGACGTTCCGCATCGGCTCCACGCTGCAGTGCGTCATAACCGCGCAGCAGCTCGTCCACCTGTGCTGCAACGACATACACTGGGAACTCACGGATGAGAGCACGGCATCCCGCACAGAGGAACTGTACAAGGCGTACAAGAAGGGCTGGCTCCGCAAGAACATGGAGATAGACTTCTACAACTTTGCAGACTCCGTGAAGGTGACTGGTGACTCGGCCATCGTGTTCTACCTTGCTGGCAGGAAACTCGGGACTCGCGTCCTGTCATACAAGACGGGTGATACGCTGTTCCCGCAGTACGACCCCCTGATTGGTAAGATGGATAAGTTCGCCCGCAAGTTCAGCAGCTATGACGAGCAGGGCAAGGAGACCGTATCATGGGTGGAGGTATGGGATGACGTCTATCTCTCCCGCTACAGGCAGGCCACCGTAGGCATCAGGGGCACCGTCAGCAAGGTTAAGGACTACCTCGGCATGGACGGCTACGAACTGGTGTTCCGCCAGCCTCACGGATTCTCTCGCTGCCCCGTGGTGTATATGCGCGACAAGGACAATGGCCCGTGCTGGAACATGGTGCAGCCGCTCATCGACGACTACGAGGTTGCGCTGTCGTACTTCGCCAAGAACAACGCTGGAGCCGCGCTGCCCGCATACAAGATGAAGGGTGACGACGTTTCCATCGAGGGCGACATGCTCGGACGCATCCGTGCATTCACGATGGGCAAGGAGGATGACGTTGACATCATCCAGCCCAACGGCCTGTCTGAGAACTACACAAAGTACATCGAATACCTTCTTAACGAGATATTCCAGGGCGCGTTCATCGTCAAGCACCCTGAACTGAAGTCAGGCGACACGCCTACGGGAACGATGAAGCTGTACTATGCCCCGTCGCTTGACAAGGCTGAGTTGGACGCGAAGGACTACCAGCAGGTCGTCACGGACATGCAGGCCCTGTTCTGCGAGGGCTACGGCATAGAGCAGGGCGCGGTGACGGAGTTCCTTTCTCTCAACGACTCATTGTACGGATGGATAGAGCCGTTCATACATATCAACAACTCAAGTCTTATCGCCGATCTTGTGGCAGCCAAGAACGCAGGCATCCTTTCAACGCAGTCAGCGGCAGAACACTCTCCTTACTCGATGAACGCCGAGACGGACAGGATAACCGCCGAGGTCAAGAAGCAGCAGGAGGCTGACCGCCTGTACCAGCTCAAGACATCAATGACGACAAAATGATTTCTTTTCATAGTCCAACAGGTTTTTAGTTATTACAGCGTTTTAATTTTACTTAAACAAGAAAGGGATCCGCTCGTGATGAGTAGATCCCTTTTTCCTATTTCCTCCTGTCGTAGTATTTTATGATGCCCCCATCAATGCTCGTCCTCGTTACCTCCGCCTCGTCATACACCGATATGAACACCTTTGCGAAGTCAACAGACCTGACGCTTATCTCGGAGTTGTGCCTGACGTACAGGTTACCTATTGAGAAGTCCTTGAATACGATGCTTCCCGTACATTCACCGAGGAACACCCACGTCCCGCTCTCTGCGTCCCTGATGTCAACCTCCTCGTCCATGTATATGAGGTTTTCGTGCAGTTCCTCCATCGGGAACACCTTCTTTATGAACCCGTAGTCGAACCATTCCTGCTTCAAGCTGAAGTCAATTCCGCGTTTGTAGATCGACAGAAGTTGGGTAAGTGACAGGTCTTTGTTCCATATCCTTTCCTGCCAGTCCTTGCACAACCCAGCCTTTATAGCCTGTTCGCGTAGTATCTGATTAATCTCATGTATATCCATATTTATTCAATGCTTATTCCTACGTCCTGTTTCATTCCGTTTCCGAGCAGATCCTTCACATCGACCCATCCAGCGTCCTTTCCGTCACCGTGCTGCTCAGTCCATTGCTCCGCAGCCTTCCTGACGGACTTCCTGTCTGCCTTTGTGTTGTCGAACTCGCCCTTCTTATTTTTCTTCTTGTCTTCCTTTCTGTAGTCGTAGTCCACGACGCTGACGTCTGCCGCTATGAGTTCTATCTGCGCGTTAGTGAGCACCCAGTTCATGTAGTAGCCTACATCGCTAATAGGTATTCCGAACAATCTCAGAGGCTCCATGAGCCACGGGTGCTTCTGCGCTATTTCCCAGCGTTGGCCGAACGTAGTTCTTGAAGGGTACGCTCTGCTTCCGCTTTCGTCATCTGCTTTGCCGTGTCTCGAAGTGCGGTCAGTAACATTGTACCGTTCAAGTAGGCCATCGCTACCTCCTGTTGAGTTTTTTTTTGAGCCATTTCTATAATTGGCACAAGTTCCTGTGCGTTATACTGCCTCACGTAGTAATACCAACGCCACTTGAGCCAGTAGAACAGGTGTGACTTCCAGAATCCGTTAAGCACGATGAGGGCAGCGGCCTGACAGAGAATCTTACTGTCGTTTCCATCCTTCAACGTAAGGCATGTTATCCACTCGGTAGTGGCTGGGTGCATCCATTTTACCTTGAACTTCTTCCCGCGTACCTCAACCTCATCCGCCCAGTTCTGACGTACTGACATCTGCAGTTTCTCGTCCTCCCTCGTTGCTTCCTTGATGGGCTTTTCATTCTTCTTTGCCATATACCTTATATATTAATTATAGTCGTTCAACAAAACTGTAAACCACGAAACATACGCAATGATTGTGAAAGGGAGGGCGGTTTTCTTCGTCCTCAATTTTATAGAAAATCCCTACGTGGCTCTGACAGATGTCGCATGGGTACGTGCTTCCTCTCTCTACAAAATAGCCCTTTGCACCCTTTTCAGAAGCGTCAAGCCATCCCCAGTACATCCAAGCGTCAGCTATGGCATATCTCGTTAGTGTGTCAAGAGCACCAAGAGATGATATCTCAACGCCTCTTCCGTATGAAGGCTCCGAGAAGTCGAAGTCGGATGCCAACTCACCTTTTGCAATGGCCTCCCTCGCCTCCACGATAACCTCGTTCTGCCAAGGTTTCGTCAGGTTGGTGGTGATGCTGTTCAGAAGGACGTTGTAGCCCTTGTTCAGCAACTTGCCTGCCATATAGACCGCGAACACCTCATTGAAGAACGTATGGCAGCGTTTGTCAACACGCCCCCTGAGAGTGTCGCCGTGGCGCTCGGAGTTCATGTAGAGCAAAATGGCATCCCTGCGGTCATGATCGTCAACGGCCAGCAATTCCACGTCGGAAAGCAACTGTTCGATGAGATCCTGTATAAGCATCTCTATCTCATTTTCAGACGCATTTCCGAAAAGCGCCGTCAGCAGGTAACCAGCGTACAGTTCAAGAAGGCGCAGGACATCAGCGGACATCGACTGTTCGTTGCGGATGCGTTCACGGAGATACGCCTTCGCCTCCTCAAGTTCTTGTTCCGTGTATTCCATTCTCCCAATCCTCCTCCATTGAACGGTAGCACTCGGTCATGAACCCGGCAAAGCTGCATACGAATTTCTCGTTGTTCGACAGCTCGACCTCGCCCATTGTGTCAAGTATGGCATGGACGACCTCATGCCAGAACGTGTTCTCCTTGCTCGACTCCGACTGAGCGAGTCCGTCAAACATCTTCGCTATCTTGATGTAGCCGTTGGCAAGGCAGCAGCGACCCAGCTTGCCGTCCTCGAACTTCTCGGGCTGGGAGACCTCAATCTCCTGTCCGCCTATCCTAATCTTGCTTGGTAGTTCCATCTTCATCCAGTTTTTCAAGTTCTTCTTCGATATCTCGCATCTGCACGGTTTCCTCCAAGGCCTTCGCATCCTTTTCCTCTGTGGGCTTCTTCTCCAAGGATGCCTCATAGTCGTTCTGATCCTTGAGCAGCCTGGCGATACCCTCGCAGAAGGGCATCTCCTGTTTCGTTGAGAGCGCCACGAGGTCATGCAGGTACGTCGTCGTTATGAACATCACCGTTATGAGCGAGTGCAGGTACTCTCTGACGTTCTCGTCCTCCACGGCACGCTTCATGACGTTGAGCATCATGGCGAACATCAGCGTATCGTCGCGCCATGTCACGCGCCAGTTGTCGGCAACGCTCTTGAGTATCACATACTGTCCGTGGGCGTTCCTGTCAACGCCGAGCAGGAAGTTACCGACCTGCAGCCACTTGTCATCATTCTTCTTCTTTGCCATATTCTTCTTCGTTTAAGTTCTCGATCTCATCCTCCGCTCCATCCGTGAGCCAGTCCATCGTATGCTGAGGCGGAAGGGTGAACCCGTCGGCGCCCGTGAAGTCGCCAGCAGCCGCCTTTGCACGCGCCTCCTCGATGGTCATCGTGTCATCCACGCGGATGGTGCCGTCGATACGCGGAACTCCCGTCACCTTGTACTTGCGGAAGGGCAGCTCGTTGTACTTCATGGCCGAGTTGAACAGGCCGCGCATGTACTTGAGCTCCTGCTCGGTGCAGGCCTTGATGTGCCTCTCGCGCATGTCGAGGAACAGGCCCTCCTCGCGCAGCACCTTCAGTATCTTCTCTATGTCGTAAAGCGGGCGCCCGTCGGCGTATGTCGTGGCCTTCATCAGCTTGCCCTGGTAGGACAGGCGCTGTATGACGGACTCGGACACGCCGCAGGCCTTTCCAGCGGCCTTCATGCCCTGTGCGTAGTCGCGTCCCTCGGCACGGAAGATCTTCTCGATGACCATCTTCTCGCGGATCCTCTGCGCCCTGTCGCCCATCATCTGCAGGTCGGTGATGGTCACCTTGCCGTATATGCCGAACTCCACGCCGTACTTCGTGGTGCGCTTCCTCCACCCGGCGGTGTTCAGGGTGCGGGAGAACTGCACCTTCGTATGAACGGCCTGCACATGGTTGGCGGTGCACCAGCGGGAATAGCGGCTGTAGAGCGACGACAGGCTCATCCACCGTGGAACGATGTCCGTCACGTCCTCGGATATCTGCCGCTTGAAGCCGCAGTCCATCATGAACTTCAGGGCTGAGTCGTACTCGGACTGGTACTCCTCGATGGCGTTCTCCAGGTCGTGGTTCACGGGCAGCTTGTAGCCGTTGGCGACGAACCTCTTCCTGCCCTCCATCATCCAGTTGAAGATGGCCGGGTACTCCGATGCGAGATCCTTGGCAAGCGACTTGTTCTGCCTGTCGCGGGTTATCTCCACGTCGAAGGACAGCACACAGAGGCGCCTCGCCATGCCGTGTGAGACGTCCTTGAGGTAGGGGAGCTGGTTGGCGTTGGCCATCAGCAGGGGTATGTTCCTCGCCGTGAAGTTGCCGCCGTAGATGCGCCGCGCCTCTATCGGCTCACCCGAGATGATGGCCTTCAGCGAGTCGGAGTAGTTGCCGAACTCCTTGATCTGTATCTCCGAGCAGTAGTTCAGGCGCTTGCCGTTCATCGTGGCTATGTTCATCTTGCGGTCATTGCCCGAGAGCATCGCACCGAGTCCGAAGTTGGAAACGTTGTCGCGCCCGAGGACGCCCATCACCGTGTCGAAGACCACGCTCTTGCCGTTCGAGCCTGAGCCCTTCAGTATCAGCATCGTCTCTATCTTCGCCAGCGAGCGGTCAACGAACACCGCCCCGAGGAACTGCTGAAGGATGTCCTGGCGCTGCTGGTCGGGCAGTACCTCGTTCAGGAACTGGTACCACAGGAATATCCTGGCGTCGGGGTCATAGTCGTAGTTCAGCTTCGAGACCTGTATGAAGTCCTTGGAGTGCGGGTATGTCTGCATCGTGTCGGTGTCGAGCACGCAGTTGTCGAAGACGACTATCTCGTTGCGTATGTCGGCGGTGGTCTTCTCCAGCACGTCTATCACGTCGCGCACGATGGCGTCCTTCTTCTGGAAGTCAGACATGGGGCACTCCATCCGCTTCATGAGGTCATAGACGACGTTCTTCACGTCGCGCCACGTCACCATCTCGTATATCTGTCCCGTAAAGCAGTAAAGGGCGCCGTTCAGACGGCACAGCGACGACTTCTCCGCAGCGTTGCGCAGTATCTCAGTCACCGTGCCTATGCGCTCATACGGTGAGCGTATCTTGACGGAAAGCTCGATGTCCTTGCCCTGGTACTGCTCCTGCATGATGCCCCATATCTCCTCGATGAGCATCTCGTACTTGGCCCTATCCATCGACCTCCTCCTTTCCTTCCTTGCCGCCGTCCCACTTCAGGGGAAGCTCAACGCCGTAGGGCAGGAGAACCCTGTCCCGCCACCATGACTGAAGCTCGTGGATGTACCGTATCTCCTCGTTCCAGCAGGCGAAGCGCCCGCTGATGGCCGCACGGCGGCACTGCTGCTGGCCGTGTATCTGGCGCAGGGATATCGTCAGGCGTATGTCACCCACGCTCATCATCCACACGTTGTCACCTCGCGGCACCCTGACGAAGCCAAAGCCGCGCAGTGAGTCCTCGTCCATCGTTATGGGGCATACCTCGCCGATCATGGCGTCAAATGGTTCTCCGTCGTTTCCGTCCACGTCAAGGTACAGGCCTCCGTCGCCGAACACCGCATACACGAACATGGGCGAGGACAGCACCATCGGCATGTCAACCCACCTGCGCACCCAGGCGCCTGCAAAAAGTTCCTCAATCACAAGATTCCTCATATCTCTTCACTATTAAGTCAATGCCATCAAACCTCGTACCGTCGAAGACACGGCGGATCACCATGTATGTCTCCGCCTCCTCGTTATAGTCGCCCCAGTGGAGGACAACAAGGTCGCCCGCCACGGGAACGCCGTGATGCGAATACTCCACGTTCACCCAGGTCTTTATCGCCTGGCCGTCCTCAGTCCTGAATACTATGCTCATATATTATCTATTATGTACCTGCTCTCAATAACGTCCCTAAACATCTTTTCGATTTCTCCCTTATAGTCCTTCTCCGCCTCATCAAATGCCATAATCATCTCGTGATCATATTTTCTCAGCAGTCCCCCAAATGATTCACCTGTACCATTCTCAACAACTCTGAAAAGATCTCCAGGCAAATACATATCTGAAAGCCTTTCCCGCAGTTCAACAAGCTCGTCCTCGGTAACGAAGATGCTTTCCGTTATCCCGCAGCGCTCATGGCTCAATATCCAGCACGGACCCTTGGAGTCCTTCTTCAAAACAACGCTCATATATCAATCGAATAAATCCGGCTCACGGCTGTCACGCACCTCCACACCCTCCACCTCGCGGATGGTGAACTCTATGCGGGGGTTCACCTTGTCTATGAACTTGTTCGCCACTATCCTCACGCAGTTGCGGTCATTCCTGATGGCGTTGCAGCCCTGGAGGCAGTCGAGAAGACCCTTCAGTGAGTTGTCAAGGTCAGGCTGGTTCGACTGGAAGTACACATCGCAGTACAACTCAAAGAAACCCGCTATCTTCCTGTTGCGGTAGGCACCGCACTGCAGGTAGAACTTCTTCTCAAACTCCTTCATCGCGGAGGTCTTCGCCAGAGATCCGTGACCGCCAAGAGTCACTATCCTGTAGCAGTTGCTCTTCGACGGCACACTTCCCAATATTACCTGCTCATGCTTCATACAAATAATGTGGCTTAAATTTTACGGTTGCAAAGATAGAAAATATTCCCCAAACCACCAAATTACCAAAAACTGCCCAAAAAGAGCCTCAAATTACCGCAAAACCAATAATTCCCAACGAAACAACCTACTTTTAATCTCTATAAAGTAAACGAAAATAAGAAAAAACACAGCCTAACCATACCAAACACGGCGCTCCGCAAATTTTACCTATTTCCATATAGATAGATACTTAATATTTATATTTATTTAACTTATATATATAATTATATTATAATAGTATAGACTATATCTATCCATACTTTTGTTCAAAAATTTTTTTGAACCAAAAAACCTGCTTTACACTATGTTTATAACATAAAAAAGTAGGCCGAAACGGTAAATAATATCAAAATTTATACCACCTGTAAAACAAAATCACTTAAACATGAAAAATTTACACTACCAAATAATATGCACAAAAACAGCCCTAACAGCATAAAAGTGAAACACAAAACACCTCTCTTTTATATCATAGGCTCTCATAACAAGGAAAAACCTTAAGGAAAAGGTCAACAACATAAATTCGACGAACGTCAACCGTGAGGAGAATTTAATTTACCTACTCATTACCAGTGACTTACAATAACCTGAAACACCTGCATAAACCAATATACATAACCTCAAACAAATAGGAAACTTTTGAGAAATAATCGAAAAAGTTATCCGATAATAAACCAAACTAAACAACAACAGAAATAATGAGTGATAACGAAAAAATTTTGGAAAAAAATTTTGAGCAGGAACGAATGCGCCATATATAACGTATATTAGGGGGGTGGGGTACATCGTCGGGGGTATGGACGGCGTTTAACACTTTATTTTATACCAATAAAATCAAGTGAAAACGCCCTATTTAGGCACATTTTCGCCTTCCTGATCCTGTTTCGCCTTAATGTAGGCTTTCATCAGTGCACATGATCTGCAGTGTGACACCCAGGGGAGGAAATAACGCCGTTTTTCCTCTTGTTCCTGCTCGTCTGGCTTGTCGAAGCCCTGAAGTTTTGCAAGCGTTTGCAGTGCAGAGATTGCATCCTTACCATTAACCAGTGTACTCTGTGTAATGATTTTTTCAATGAGGCCGGAACGTGTGCGAAATTCGGCTTTTTCCTCCTCCGTTAAACTGTCTTCTATTTCTTTTGCCTGTGTTCTGGCTGTTATTGTGCGTTGATCTTGTTTGTGTAGTGTTGCGGGATTCTGTTTGTTTTTGATTCGGTTTATTATTATCTTTATGCCTGGTCTTTGTGTTATCAGGTTATTGCATCGTGTTTCACACTCTTCACTTGTTATGCCTGCTTTAATGTTGTGTGTGATTCTATAGGCGTCTGCGTGTGGTGCACCTGCTGCCAGGGCGAAAGCAAGGATTACCTCGTTTGGTTCCATGTTGTAAGCATTACAGATGGAAAGCAGATCTGGTGTAAATTGTGATGTGAATGAATTAGCCATAAATTATGTGATGTTTGTTGTTGAATAAATAATACTGTAAATTGCTATCTGTGAGATTGCAAAAGTAGTGATAAGTTTTTGATCTTGCAAGTTTTTAGTAAAAAAGTTATGTTTTTGCTTAAATTTGTGTTGTAAATATTTGGTAGTATTAATTATATTTTGTACCTTTGCAATAGAGATAATAAATAACAAGTCAAACACTAAAATTTAGTGCATTATGAAGAAAATCGGGACAATTAACGGTGCTATTCTTGCAAATCTTCAGGATTGCAAAGGTCGTGTAATAGGTTACACCATCGACACGCCCAACGCTATCGCATACGCTATGGCGATTAATGCAAAGGTAGTGAAAGCGGTTGCACATTACCAGTATTTCGGCGAAAGCGTTACAACGCGCGAAAATGTGCGTGATCGTTTTGTCTGGGTTGTGAAAGAATCGAATATTCACGCTAAAACCCTGACGTGGGTATAATAATAGCCCCCGCACACCTTCACAGGCAAACGGGGGCACAAGTCAAACACTAATAAATTTAGTGCGCGGCAAAGGTACAAATAATATTTTAAATAACAATAAGTCAAACTAATAAATTTTTGCGATTATGAAAACTTTAAAGAATTTCAAAGAGTATTGCGGCGAAACATTGGGCGCCCTGGTTAATCCTGTAAAGAATCAGATGGGTGTAGATCTGGAAGGTTTCTGGGATGAGTTAGAAAACGTTTGCCATTCTCCTTACGGTGCTTCGGCGGGTTTCAGTGGTTTCATCTATTACAGTGAGACTGTAAGTTTCTGGCGTGCTCATCGTTCTGACATTAAGGCTTTAATGAATGAGGAGGCCGATAACATGGGTGAGAGCGTGCTTAACATGGTATGTGGTTTCGTTGGCCTTAAGGATTACGAGACGGAGGAGATCGCGCGGGCTTTATATGGCAATTATGACGATGATCTGGATCAGATTTACAATGTCTTCGCCTGGTTCGCCCTGGAAGAGGTCGCTAACGCTTATTCTAATTGGTCTTATGAACTGGAACACTAAACAAATGGAGGATTTCGGAGATGTTCACGTTATATATCATCGGTGTGTTGTCCTGGATTGTCTGGGACGAGTACAGGAGGACTATTTAACGCGGTTTTGGTCTCTTTGCGGGATAGTTACCCGCCAGGGACATAGGACGCGATCAGAGACGAAACAAAAGGTATTAACGAATAAATAACGAGGATCATGGAGAAGAAAAGATACATTATAAGGACTGCGGGCTGTAATTATGTTGGCCTGTTCAATTACGGCAGGTCATACCAGGCCGCCCGAACAAAGTGCATTGTTAAGGAAACGCCCGAGCGTGCAAGGGCTATCGCGTCGGCATTCAGGGGAACATTAACGGAGGTTGTATAATTTTATTGTGGATGGTTTACTATGGCAAAAGTTAGCAGATATCAGGCGGGCAAGGAAAGAGCCAGGGAAGAGGCCAAGAACTACCAAAACGACATTAACGGGATGGATCTTTCATGGTGGGATGTCGCCCACATGGGGGAACACTTCGAGAAACTGGGAAGGTGCTACGGCCTCATGCGTGAATTTCGTGAAAACGGTATCATTTAGATATTTTGTATTATGGCAGATATCAGCATCATACGGAACAGGTGGCAGGGTGCGCGGAAGGTTTACGGGCATGCCAACGTTATGACGACGGGCGACGGAACGATGATTAACGGCCGTTATGTCCTGGTGGGTTCCGGATCCTGCACGGCCTCACATGACGCCCTGCACGGTTTCGTGCCCTCCGAGGGTTTCCCCGTGGATTGTAACGGCCAGAGCGTAAACGACAGGGATTATCTCAGGGATCAGGAGGCGCAGCAGATCACCCGCAATATTGCACGGTGCTATGACGCAAGGGCTATCCAATCGCCTGTTATCGTCTCGCCGGATGGTGTGGTACTTTCGGGGAATGGTCGTACCATGGCGGGCGAACTGGCGGCGGATCAGGGCACGGATGGCGCTTATATCTCGTATCTCCGTGACTATTGCCAGAACTACGGCTTTTCGGTGTGCGACGTTACCGTTTTTAGTCATCCTCGTATTGTCTTTGAGATCAAGGACGCATTACCCTATACTGTGGCGACCTTTGCAATGTTCAACAGTCAGGAAATGAAGGGACAGAGCAAGACGGAGCAGGCGGTGAAGTTTGGGAAATTGGTAGATAACGAGACTTTTGGCAGGGCAGTAAGTACGATTAATGCCTTTGAGACGCTTTCAGATTTCTATGCCTGTACGGAGGCCGCAACGAGGGTAATAAACGATCTGCGGGCGTGTGGTGTGATTTCGTCTATGCAATACGCTGAAATGTTCGACGGCGATGGTATTTCCGTTTCAGGCAGGGAACTACTTGAAAACGTATTAATCGGCAAGGTGTTTGCCGGTAGCCCTGACTCCGTGCGCATGATTACGAGTTATAAGAATGTGCGGAGGTCTGTTATTATCGCATTGGGCGAGGTGTCTAATAATCTGGTCTTGGGTGACGGTTACACGCTTTCCAAGGAGATTTCCGAGGCTGTTTACCTTTGCTATCAGGCAAGGAAGGAAGGTGACTATAAGGACGGCGATCGGGTTTCCGCATTTGCAAGGCAGATGAACATTTTCGGCGGTGGTACTGTGGCCGATTATTCAAACGACATTGTTTTGCTCATTGCCGATGTCCTGAACGACAAAAAGGACGCGCTACTGAAGAAACTGTTGGCAGTATATAACCATCAGGCACAGGACGCGGCAAACGGTCAGACGGATATGTTTTCGACGGGTGGCGTCAGGACAAAGGCGGAGATCCTGGCAGAAGTTAGGGAACTGTTCGCAAAAGGTACGGCCAGAGAACAGAGGGAGGCCGTTTCCGAGGCCGTGGGCGCCCGTCTGGAGTCTTCCCTGTATATTACCGACGAGCAGTTGCAAAACGTCGTCACAGGCTCTTTTGTCGAGTTTCGCTGCAAGTCGGGTGACACTATCATCTGCAAGGTGGATGGCGTCAAGAAGGGTATTGCCTACCTTTTGGGAAAGGGCGGCATAAAGTTGTGGGCTTCCGTTTCGCAGTTGGAGCCTACAAGCGACCACAATTTGTCACTGCCCGCATGGATCAAGGCGGGCAACATCATCACCGACGGCACGGCACACCAGAGGATCGCCGCAGTCTGTGACAACTCTGTAATTTTCGAGTGGCTCAACGGCGGCTATTTCGACGTAAGCATAACAGCCGTTTTGCAGTCGTGGACGCTTTCGGACTCCGATGTATGCGAGATCCGCGAGGCAGCATAGAATAGTATTAACAATTAAATATAGGAGGTTTTATTATGAAGAAGGTTATACGGAAAGGCAGTAATGTATCTTTGTCATTACACGGACAGAGAGTAAAAGCGAAAGTGTTAAACCGCTATGCAAAGAAATATTGCACTATAATAACAGAGAAGTATTATAACCCGACAGAAGATATTACTATCTCTCAGACGATAGGCGGTGTTATGGTAGCAGATTTGACTAAATGTTAATTACAGGAGGACTGATTATGTTAGGTTTAATAGTCTGGTGTATTCTTATTATCGTGATTGCCTGTTGCATCCTGCCATGGTGGTTTTTGCCCACGGTGATAGTGTTCTCGGTGCTTTCTCAGTGGCTTTTCGGCAAGCATTAAGATGGAGGGAAGGATTATGGCAAAGTATATCATCAAGAACAATCTGCCTACGGAGTCAGACCATACGCCTGACGTATGGAATACGGAAGATGAGGCAATGATAGCGTTTGGAAATACCGTCGGAATACTACGGGCAAAGTACCCCACTAAGGTGGTATTTCGCAACAATCCGCTACGCGGTACTATTCAGGTGGAGATAGACGGTTTCTATTATTATGTTGAACTATACAGGGAGGGATGAGTTATGGAAGTCAGGGATATGGAGAAGATACAGGGAATGATGAAAGAATCATTTGTGGATTCTGAGCGCATTTTTGAACTGTTCCGTTCACTTGCTAAGGCATACAACGAAAACAGCCGTGAGGACATCTTGAAGGCCGCAAAGGACGTTCAGCAGTATATAGACGAAGGTGGCGATATTGACTTTGACATACCAGACGAATATGAGGACTACGAAGGTGACGACTGTATGAAACTTTCGCTAAAGTATATCCTTCGCGTTTTGCATGACAGATATTGCGACTACGACGACGATCAGAAATATATCGCAACAGGGCTACCAAAGTCTATGCGAATGACCGCATCGGAAGAAATACAGATTATTGAACTGCATGAACAATTCAAGGAATTAGACAGGCAGCAGTCGCAAAGGAAGAGAATTATTAGTGCTACACAGTTGTCACTAAACTTTTAATATTCGCAATATGGCTACACAAGAGACAACAAAGAGACCCGTCGGCAGGCCACGCAAGCAGGAGCCAGTTATGACTACCAACATCCGTCTGGAGGTGGACTTGTACGAATGGCTCAAGTACAACAAGGGAGAGAAGAGCATTAACCAGTTTATAAACGATATTATCAGGAAGGA